CTGCTTTGAAAAAAGTGATTTGTGGGTTACCACTAAGATAAACGTCTTGTGCGCCATAGGCTACGAGTTGCATTAAACCGCCACCAGCCATTATATATATATATATAGCAGAAAAAAATTTATATAAAAAATTCGCTTCTGTAAAAAAATATCTAACTTATATGTTTTATTAAAGTAATGATTAATAAATTCTGTAGAATATATTAATTATGCATCAGTATTAATATTTAATTTAATTACTGTATGCAAGACCACCCATACCGGACATAACACGAAGTACATTGTAGTTAACAGCATATACATTAAGTGTACCTGTAACACTAGCATCAACGGTAAGTACTAGTTGTGCGTTATCGATTCTGGAGAAATTGCATGATCCAGATGGTTGATGTTCTGCTGGGGTAAGAGCAAATGAGTAAACATTAACTCCATCAGCAGGTGCATGTGGGAAGTGTTGGTATGGTTGTACGTTATTGAAGTAACTTCCATCTCTTTCAGCGAAACGATCATGACCGTTAAGTTGTAAAAGACCAGTAGAAACTGGGTTAACTGAACCATCAAGGTTAACACCATAATTATCGTGTAAGTTAACAGTAACACCACTACCAGCTTGGTAAGTTCCACCAACAAGTGCAACTAAAGATGCAGCACCTTTAGAGATTTCACTCATTGGAAGAGTAGGACCAGTAAGAACGTAGTCAGATGTATCAAGAGCAGCAACTGCAGCTGCGTTAGCAATAGCAGTATGAGCACCACTTACTTTAACAATTTCATATTTAACACCACCAATAGTTTTAGCAACAACATTATTACCAGTAGTTGGTGCTAAGTGAGCAAGAGCAGTGATAGTATTAGCTTCAGCTAATTGCTGTGCATTTGGAGACCATGCAAGCATTTTGGTTCCCATCCAGTTGCTTGATTTAACATTCCAGAATAGAGCTTTGCATGGATGATTGAAGTTAAGTCTAGTTTTAACATTAGTGGAGTTAACAGATTCAGCTCCAGTGAATTGAAGTTGTTCAATTAAGTATTCGTGTGATGATTGTGCGAATCTTTTTCTTTCTTCAGAGTCAAGGAAAACGAAGTCAACAAGTAATTCACATGATGCCATTGATACAGAAGGAGCAGTAGCACCTTCGTATTGAACACATGAAGAACCAGCAGTGAATTCAAAGTTAACACGAACATCGTGGTATTGAAGAGAAATAAGTGGAAGAGCAAGACCATTGTTTCTGCAGCAAAAGAATTGAAGAGGAACATAAAGAGTTTGGTCTGCATGACTAACTGCTAATGTTTGATTTTCAACAGTATCACCGATCATAGCACCGTAACCAGCTTCATGAGATCCACTTCTGGTAAGTGAGTACCATACATTCATCCAGTCACCATATTGTTTGTCGATTCTAGATCCACCAATTTCTAATTCAACATTATCAATAAGTGCATGACCTAGTTGAGGTGACCAACCCCATTTGTTATTACCGTTAGCTGTACCAGTAACTTTACATAAAAGGTACATTTTAGTAATAAGATCACCATTTCTTGTGATTGGGCAGGTTACACGACGACCGAAATCTGGGGAACCAGAGAAGGTTTGTGAAATTGCTTCTGTTGAGAAGTTAGTATGTCTTTTGTATACTGCTTTAAAGAAGGTGATTTGTGGATTACCACTAAGGTAAACATCTTGTGCGCCATAGGCTACTAGTTGCATTAAACCGCCACCAGCCATTATATATAATAAGGATAGAAAAAAATTTTATATAAAACACAAATACAGAAAAAAAATATCTAACTTATATGTTTTATTGAAAAATGATTAATAAATTCATATAGAATATATTAATTATGTATCTCTAATACTTTAAAATTAGTTACTGTATGCAAGACCACCCATACCAGACATAACACGAAGTACGTTGTAATTTACAGCATAGATATTAAGTTTACCACCAGCTGTTGCTACACCTGCATCTACACCAAGTACTAATTGTGCATTATCAATTCTTGAGAAATTGCATGAACCACTTGGTTGATGTTCTTCTGGTGTTGCTGCGAAGGAATAAACATTGATACCATCACTTGGTGTGTTATTAAAGTGCTGGTATGGTTGTACTTGATTGAAGTACATACCAGATCTTTCTGCGAAACGATCATGACCATTAAGTTGTAGTAAACCGGTTGTTACTGGATTTCCAGTGCCAGTTACTGATGTACCGTAGTTATCATGTTGATTTACAGTAACATTAAGTGCAGCCCAATTAGCCTGTTGGTTAGGAACAATTGATGATGCAAGAGCAGGAGCTACAGTTGCAGATGTAACAACGAAATTACTAAGATCAAGAGTAGCTGGATCAATTGTAGCAGCAGATGATACATCAACAATTTCATAATTACCCCAAGTATAAACAGCACCTCCTTGTGCTGGTTTTGTAATTACACCATTAGCTGCGTTCATTTTACCAGCACCAGCACCTTGTTCTACATGATTAAGTACTGCAAGAATAGTTGTTTTTTGAGCCATTTCATCTGCGTTGTTACTTAAGGTTAAATATTGTTTACCTGTATTGTTATTAGATTTAATATTCCAGAAAAGAGCTTTACATGGATGATTAAAATTAAGACGTGCTTTAACTGAATTTGCGTTAACAGCTTCAGAACCAGTAAATTGTACTTGTTCGATTAAATATTCGTGGGATGATTGTGCGAATCTTTTTCTTTCTTCAGAATCAAGGAAAACGAAGTCAACAAGTAATTCACATGATGCCATGGATACAGTTGGTGCTGTAGCTCCAACGTAGTTAACTAATGATGATCCAGCTGTGAATTCAAAGTTAACACGAACATCGTGGTATTGAAGAGAGATAAGTGGTAAAGCAAGACCATTGTTTCTGCAGCAAAAGAATTGAAGAGGAACATAAAGAGTTTGGTCAGCATGAGTTGCTGCAAGAGATGTCATATCATCAGTATTACCGATCATTTTATTAAATGCATCATCATGAGAACCTGATTTAGTAAGAGAATCCCATACATTCATCCAGTCACCATATTGTTTGTCGATTCTAGATCCACCGATTTCTAGTTCAACATTATCAATCATAGCATGACCTAATTTAGAGCACCAACTCCAATTAGATGCTCCAGTACCAGTAACTTTGCATACTAAGTACATTTTGGTGATAAGATCACCGTTTCTTGTTATTGGACAAGTTACACGACGACCGAAATCTGGGGAACCAGAAAAGGTTTGTGTAATTGCTTCTGTTGAGAAATTAGTGTGTCTTTTGTATACTGCTTTGAAAAAAGTGATTTGTGGGTTACCACTAAGATAAACGTCTTGTGCGCCATAGGCTACGAGTTGCATTAAACCGCCACCAGCCATTATATATATATATATAGCA